TTATATAGCTTTTTTTAGTTGCTTTTTTTGCTGGCATTCTTCCTCCCACTTCATTACATCAGTAGCGAGGTATCTTTTCATTGTCCCGCCTTCAGAACTTAATGCTGGGGCTGGGAATGGAATCCCCCAAGGTGTGTTAATTTCCCACCGATTAAGTGTGCGTTTAGTAATATGAAACATCTCACACACATTGTTAGATGTCAGATATTTATCCACATTAGCCCTCCTTACTTTCCGCTTTAACTTCTAACTGGATGCCTTCATATGTGCCATCACCCCCACAATTCAGACAGTGTGTATATATGCCTAAACCATCCCCATCAGGACTAAAGTTTTCAAGTAATGAAACATCTATAAATTCAGTACCGCCAATTGGCTTCGTATGAATATGAGGGGCAAGGCCGTAATAGGGGAAAATGCATTCACCGTTCCCGTCATCACAAAAATTACATGTTTTAACTTTTAATCCACTCATCCTTTAGTTCCTCAACTCATTACGTTCTTTCTTCAATTGACGCAAAAGGTTGTGAAGAGTAACGGTTACAGCTTTATCTAGACTTTTGGTTGAATGAAACTCTGCTAGTTGAGACAGTGCTAAACCAAAAATGTGATATGCAAAAACTTTTGCAGCTTCCGGATTGTTTTTGAGAAGCTCCTCAGTACTTGGACAAATGATTTCTTCAAAAATATGAAGAGCCACCTGATCCGGAGTACCTTCAATACGGCTAGGGTTCAAATTAACTTCACCAATAACTTTGCTCATTGTTCAGCTCCCGATACGTTTGGCACACTATGAAAATGCATCCAATGTGAAGGTGGATCATTTTGATAGTTTGCCCATACGCTATTTAAATCCTCATCAATAGTCATATAGTCTTGTTCTGGGGTGACATCAGGAGCATCTGCCCAACAAATAAGTACCATTATGTCAGTAGGTGGCAATTCATCAGTCACGCTAATCCACGTTGGAACTTTGGATTTCATGAAATCTACGGCTTTCTTCCACATTGCCCAACCACTATTTACACGATGGTAAACATCAAAAAGGTCTTCTTCACTTAGATCAGTTTTGACACCTTCAGCAATATCAAAACAGCCGCCATTCATATCGAATTCGAGGACATCTAAATGTTCGGGAATCCAATATTTTTCTTTAAAAATAGGCAATTGCTCAGCCCAAAATGCTTGTTTAGTTTTTAAATCAATCATTACCTAAGCCCTCAAATATTCTTCTTTAGTCCATTCAACAAACTCTTTATAAAGTTGTTGTGCAGGTTTATTTAATCGGTTGTGATAGTCGATCGTTATGCGGCGCCAAGCGACTGGTACCGCATAATGCTTGGTTAGAAACATTGCTTGATCCATGCCTTGCCGGACTATTACATAGCCCAGCAATTGCAAGTAGTACATAAAACCAAGCATGTGTTTTTGGCTCACTTTCTTGTACTGATCTTTCATATTAGAAACCGTCTCCTAATAGAAAATCAGGCTCTGCTTCTGGTTGAGAAACTGCTGGATTTTCTAATTCATAGCGGCGTTTTCTTATATAGCCCATTAGCTTCGGTTGAATCTGCGGATCTCGTGCAGCCACATCTATTTCCAGCGCATCCAATGTTGTGAGGTCTGGTGCGTTCTGGATCTGAACCATTAGAGAGGGTGGCTCATTCGCAGATGCCTTTTCTTTTTCTAGCTCTTCAAGACGTTTGTGAGTGGCGAGAAGGATAGGCTTCATTTGTTCGTCATCCCATGTGCGGGTATAACGATAAACCGCATTTACTTCATCTGGTGTTTTTGAGTCTTTAACTCTTTGCAGCAGGGTATTAAGTTTATTTTGATATTCAGGATCTACTTTAGGCTCGTTAGTAACTGGAGTTAATAGGTCTTCGGAAGCTGTGACATTAGATTGTTCTGTAATAACAATCGCAGGCTGTTTATCTGCAGGGAAAACTTCCGAAGGTATTACTTTTGCCGTTGGCTCAGCTTTTGATTTCTTGCTACGCTGTTTCTTTTTTTCATCACCTAAGCGAATAACACTTAAGTCATCATTAACTTCAAAACCTAACGCTTTGGACAGTGCTTTTAATTGAAGCTTGGCGTTTTCTGCATCACGTTGAACGAAGCCACTGTTAATAGAATCAATTAATGCGTTAGTTTTGAAATCTAAAACATAAACCGTAGGTGAATATGTACTGATTACATAAACTTCCTGACCGTCTTCATACTCATCAATAGTTAATGGCTTTGTGAATGTAATGCCAGCTAGGTCAATGGTTTCGATTTTGATGCAGAATTCAAAACCTGGTTTACCAAACACAGAAGCGGGGAATTGATCTAAATCAGAAAAGTCCAACATGTCTCCAATAGGACGACAAAGAACAGTTTTACCTTTTTGAAGAGCTGCAAATGCTTCAGCTGCAGTGATTAGATTATTCATGCTGTCATCCCCGTTTTAGCTAATGTTTCAATGTCTTGTTTAACTGCTGGCAGTTTTGCTGCTTCAATTTGGATAAGGGCATCTATGCCGAAGTGTTCACAAACTGTTTTCACGTCTAGGCCGCGTTCAGCTATGAAGTTTTGAAGTTCATCTCTTTGTTGATCTGAGATACCGTTAAATTCAGGTGGACTAATCCAAGTGCCACGTTGCTTATCAAACGTGCAATTCAATGCTTTAGCCCTCATTAACATTGCTTGGCGCATGTTCTGGTAATACATATGTTCTTTATCAAGCGACTCAGTTAATTGATTAAGGTCACCTGCATGCTCTGCTTCCTCACAGCTTTGTTTCCAGTTTTCTAGCTCTTCTTGGGCTTTAGCTGCTGCAAGTTGTGCAGGCGTTAAGGTGTTAATGTGATCTTTAGCTTGAGTAATCAGGTCAGCCAAGAAAGTAGGGTGTGCTTTAAGATCAGGTACCCATACTTCACCGGTTTCACCGCCTAAAGCACCTGAGTTTTTCGCATGATGTGTAGGCGAAGGTTTGAAATTAATAACGCGGGCATTTTTACCTTCACCAGTAGTAACAGTTGTTAGATAACCCATGACATCTGCGATACGGTAAAGCTCGTTACGGTTTTTACCACCTAGATCTGGTCGGTAAATAATTTGATCACCGTTTTGATCTTCTGATGCGTGTGCAATGAAAACAACATCTTTACCTAAACTAATCAAAGTATTGATGTATTGCTTGAACGTTTGGTTCGCTAAACCTTGAGCCTTTAACTTTAAAGAACCATCTTTTTGACGGTTATTTGCCGTAAGTAACAGGTGGGTTTTAATGCATTCAAGCATTGCACCCACGGTATCAATGACTACGGTTTTATAAGGTGCTAAGTCTTGAGGAGTTAGGTTTGCAACATCACTCCATTGTTGAACCTGTACAACCGTACCACGACGTAATTCACCAGTACGGTGAGCACCACGGTCAAAGTCAAAAGAAATTGCTTTTTCCGCAGTAAAGCCCATTGATGATTTACCTAAACCCGGATCAGCGTATAGGTACACAATAATTGCTTGAACCAATAAGGTTTGATCAGCCGTAATAATAGGTAGAGCCATTTTTCTTATCCTCATCTAGAGCCGGTGAAGCCGCGTTTTTGCTTGTAAGCTTTGCGGTCATAAGTAGGGATATTTGTTTCACGCAGTTTTATAGCGAGCTGCTTTCTGCGTTGAAAATCGATTTCTTGGGTGAGTTCATTCCAAACTTTTGGATAAGAAGTTTGGAACCTGAACACATTTAAAGGCGTCTTAACTCCGTCTTTAACTTTGTAAAGAACTGAGCCATTAGCATTAGATGCGTACACTTGCCAGCCAATGCGAACAGAGTAGAGGCCCTTATCATCACGGCCTAAAAATGACTTGTAGCCGTCTGGGTGTTTTTTGAAATTAGTCATCTTTAAGCCTCCAACAACTTGTTACGTTCGATGAAGCCTTTTAGAAGGCAATTGATGTTTCGGATGTCTTCAAATTCGGTGAAATCGTTATATGACTTACCATTAACATCAGTGATTTCATTTACTGTGAGTTGAGTAATTTCAACAGCGGTGAATTCAGAACCCGGAACGCCGTAGCTGTCTGAATGAGCTTCAAAATCAAAGCTAACGTTTAAACGGAAGCTATCTAATTTGATGACGGCAACGCCAGAATGTTTACCTGTGATTTTTGCAGTTAAGACACCGTAAGTACTTGGTTGTGTTTTAGGGGTGAAAAGAGTAGGTGCTTCTTTTGTTTGGAAAGCTGGTTGCAATTGGCAAGCAACTAAAGAACCACCAGAAATTGCAAGAGCAGCCATGCTGACAAATGCAAAGGAGTTGAAAGGGGGAGCTTTTACGTTCATAATTGATCTCGAATATAGCAAAGCACATCGAAAGGTCAGAGAGTCGGTGTGCTTTTTTGTTGTTTGTGAAATAAATATCGCATTTCCGATATTTATAGTCAATAGTTATTCCGATATTTTTATTGTTATTCCGATATTATTAAGATGGGAAATAAAAAACCCACTTTAACAGTGGGTTGAAAAGTTAATGAGATCTTTACGCTATATCTAAATCAAATTGTTTATTATCGGGCGGAACAATAGTTTTTATGGAGTCACAATAGATCATCACTTCAGAACCTTTCATTTTAAAATAAGCACTATAATTTAAGTCATAGTCATCTTGTCTATACTCATGATAAATATTCTTTATTTCTGGGCAGTTATCATAAGAAACTATCCATTTTGTTTTGACATTTTTTAAAGCTTGACAGATTTGTATATGGTCTTCATGTACGTAGAAATTTCTATAAAGACCCTGTCCCTTAATATAATAGGGTGGATCTAAGTAAATTAGAGAGTTATCAGGTAAACGTTTATCTACATCTCTTAGAAGTTCCAGCGCATCTAAATTGTAAACATTAATATGGTCTGCAAACTCTCCAATTTTTTTTATTCGTTTCGAAAGGTTCTCTTTGTTAAAACGTGCATCTAATTTGTAGTTACCATCCTGATTTTTACCGCCAATAACTCCACCTTTAAGAATGCCAGAGCGATTAGTTCTGTTGAGGAAAAAAGCTGCAAAACCATGTTCTAATTGGCTATGAAGATTAGGACATGACAAAATATATTTTTGCTTGTGCCATTCCTCCATAGTTATTTCAACATCAGAGATCATTTTCAGGAAATCATCGGTTTGCTCCGTAATTGCCTTCCAGAAATTGAATACAGCTGGATCTAGGTCATTGATATGTATATTTTTACAATAACCAGAAAAAAGTAAATCTAACGCTACAGCGGCTCCTCCCGCATAAGGTTCGAGATAGTCGCCTGATAGATCATTTGCCTTCATTAAATCTTTAACGAAATGAGCAAATTTTCCTTTACCGCCAGGATAGCGAAGTGGGGTGTTGAAATTGGCCATGTCTAATTAAACCATAGAAAAGTGTTGTTGGCCACATTAAGAGCTATTAGATACAAAATTAACTTTAGTGATTAAATGACTAATGAAATCTTGACAATCTTCTTGATGTTCTTCAGCCCATAATTTGAATAATTGAATTTCATTTAATACAACTTGATTAGCTTCATACCATTTTTTCATAGCTTTTCTATTTACTTTTTTGATATCTTCAATAGAGGTAATAGGGGTTAAGTTTCCTCCATAATGTTTAGAAATATCTTGAATGTAAGTCAAATAATAATTAGAAGAAAAGAATTCCGGTGTCTTTTCATGCCAAAACTCATAATTATCAGCTATATTTTTAAATTTATCATATAAATACAAATATGCAATTTTATCTGGAGGTAACTCATTGTAGACAGATGAAGTCTTTTTTAATGGCAATTGTATAACATTGTCCATTTTTAATAAGTCATTTTTAGAATCTGGAGTTTTTTCATCTGATTCAGTATCAGCATCTAAAAAAATGAGTGAACTTCTAAAATGGGGAGACTGTTTAGAGAGCTTATGTAACGTAGTGCATCCTATTTTAGCCGAAACTATTTCAAGTTTTTTACCGAAAGTTCCAAAAGTATCTTTGATATCAAGTGCCTGTAAAATACCTGACATAAAATCAGCAGCTTCTTCATCTTCGAAATAGCAGAATAGTTCTGGGATTTCTTCAATTTCTGCTTCTTCTGTTTTGGGTTTAAACGGTTCCAAAAGCATATCATTTTTAATTTTAGTATAAGTAACATCCTCCATTTCTCTTGGTGAATGTGTATCTTTTAAGTAAATAACCTTATCATTTAATGGAGAAGGGTTCTTTTCCAAAACTTCATTAATTATAGTTAATGAATGTGTAGTTAAAATAATTTGTAAATTTAGTAAAGTTGCATATTTTTTAAGCTGCTTCATTAAAGCCATCTGTGCTTTCGGATGTAAGCCAGATTCAATCTCATCTATTACTAAAATCCCCCCTGTAAATTCGTCTCCAATATTTTTTTTAAGGTGATGAAATGAAACCAATGCAGTGATAATAGAACTCAAGGAATCTTGACCAAGTGAAATACTTAAACTTGGGTAATCAAAATTTGGAACTATTGATTGCTTATTAGTTTGCTTAAAGGAGTGTATATAGCCCTTTTTTTCTGTTGAATGAAGAAATGGAATTGGAATAACTTCATTAAATATTGAATAAATAAGATTTAAATCATCTAAATGATTTACCTCTTTTTTGTTAACTTGTTCCCACTCAAATTCTCCAATCGGGCTCATTCTGCTCATACCTAAATATAATGTAGGAATCTGTATTTTTGCAGCCCCACTAATTTTATATTTAGTAGAAATTTCAATTGGAACTTTATTTTCAAGTCTAGGAATAATGCGCATTCTATAAACATAACATTTATCTTCTGTAAGAGCTTCTTTTTGTTTGTCAGTAAGTTTTTCATGAGGAACTTTTACTAAAAATTTTTGAAATTGTTTTTTTGAGATAAGTTGTTTATGTGTACCAGTTACTTGACACTTTTTAATAATCTCATTTCCCTCAATTTCATAATGAAGATTCGCACTATAATATTTAGGTTCAAGATCTTTTAAGTCTTTATAATAATCTAAAAAAAATAGTTCACTAAAGTCTGCACGGAAAGTCTTGTTTAAAAGAGTTTTATCATCTGTATATTCTGAACCATTAGCTATTAACCCAAGAATCGTTGATTTACCAATTCCATTGTGACCTGCTATTACCGTTATACGAGGTGCAATTTCCAAGTTTAATCTTTTTAAACTTCGAAAACCTTGATCATCAAAAACAATTTTTTTAAGTTTCATAATTAACTCAAAGTGATTTCAACCATTCAGTAAATTTTTAGAATGCTTTGTAAAAATTAGCATTTAAAATTAAGAAGAGTTAATTACTAACTTTTTCTAACTCTTCTTTTTCCCCGATAAGTATATCTCATTGAATCAATTACTTGTCCAATAAAATAGCAGTCTTCATCAATCGGTATAATATTGGGATGAAAGTTTGGATTAATTGCTTTTAGATAACGTGTTCCATCTGATTCAATTACTAGTTTTTTAAAGGTAGCGTCCCTATCTTTTCGAACAACAATTATATCTCCAGATTGCATATCTGAATAATAAACTGTCGGATCTACAACAATATAATCACCTTCAATAAAATCAGGCTCATTACTTACACCGCGCACTTTTAAATAAAAACACTTTTCGCAATCATCTGGGAGAGGGAACCATTCAGTAACTTGAGTCATATCAACAGATTCAACATTAGTAAAATTCCCTGCTTGCACCCATGATAAAACAGGAGCCATACGAGCTTGGACTGGTGCTACATTTGAAGTAACAAGTTCCCCAACTACACCTTTTTTTAATTCTTCCGCAGTAACCCCTAGAGCATTTGCTAATTCAAGTATAGAACCTGTTGACTTGGCATTTCCTGTTTCAAGATCAGAAATTACAGATTGTTTTACACCTGATTTCTGCGCTAACTCTTTTTGAGTCATCTTTTTTGCTTTACGTATTGCTTTTAAGTTTTCACCCAAAGTAGCCATATGTATTTCCTTTAATACTTATATCGGAATTCTGATACAAATTAGTATCGGTTTGGCTATTGTTTAAATATCGGAAAACCTATATATTTATCTAAAAATATAGGAGCTTCGCATGAATCAATGGCCAAACATGATTTCAGATTTGCGTGAGAAGGGCTTAACACAAACTCAAATTGGCACCGAAATCGGGTGCTCTCAGAATTACGTTAGTGATTTAGAGCGAGGGGTATGTGGTAAACGCTTATCGCATGAAATTGCAACCAAATTACAAAAGCTTTGGAAGAAGCACTGCAAAACCAAACAAGTGGCTTAGGTAACAAGATGAGCAAATTATCAGTTGATATATCTGCAAGCGCGAGAAATGGCGTATCCCGCATATTGCATGGTCTTGATATAAGCAATCAAAAAGAGATTGCTGAACAATTAAAAGTTGATCCAAGCACCATTACTCGGCTTAAAACAGATAAGAAAAACAATGGTTTGAATGAAATTGAAATGTTTTGCGAGCTATTGAGCTTGCTTGGTTTAAAAGTCGTTCCTAAAGATTATCAGAGTATTGATAAGGAACGTGTTGCTGCACTTTTAGTCATGTCTAAAAGTTGGATGAACCGTATAGAAACGGTGGATGACTTATTTCATGACGAAATCAGTGGTCAAAAAGAAAAGCTTGGATATTAAAAAACCACTACCTGCGCAAACAGGAGTGGTTTATAGGCATTCAATTGAGGTGGATCAAATGAACACAAACAATTTATCAGAACAACCAATCGAACTCAACTCACCTGATTTTTTAATAGGTGACGTTGTAGTGCTTACTAAAGAGTGCCGTACTTTCAAATCAAATGATTTGTTTGAAGTTAAAAACAAAACTTTGACTAGTTTATGGACCATCAAATCAGAGAATCATTTGATTCTAGTTTCTTCAAAAGAAATCCGCACAGCAACAGTTGCAGAACTTAACGCTAAACGCCGACTAACAAGCGCTGAGCAAGCATTAGCGGAGGTGTCATGAGCAGCTTTACACAGCAAATCAAAGATTCTCGTCAGCAAAGTGAAATCCAATCTTTTTATGAGCCTGCATTGCGAGTGCTTGGGCACCTATTTGAGGTGAAAAAGCAAAATTTACGTAACAAAGGTTATGACGAAAATAATGCGGCGGTAACCAAAGTTGAATTTTCAGAGGCTATGGCTCGTCAATTTCGCATAACGCAGTGGTTAGCACAACAGATTGTAACTAGCTTAACCAAGGCGTATTTGGTTGATTCTTTTGGAGGCTATGTTAAGCCAAAGGATGGTGAAAAGTGAGATATGCAGCAAGAAGAAAACAGGATATTTCCGTTTCCACCACACCGCTAGAGGTGGTAATTCCACTGGAACAACCAGTAAAGATCTATTCGGCTAAAGAATTAGCAGCTATGCCACTTTCAGTTATGAATGCCGCAATTGAGGCTCAGGAAAGATTTTATCAACTTGAAGAATTAACCCATATGGGGGGGCAGGCTATAGCAGTTCGCCGTCTCATGGAGGATGGGCACAAACTAATTCAGGTGAAAGAAAAGTCTCGTATTCGCTACAAAATCAACAACGAATTTATTCCTCCAAGAATTATTCGTCAGTTGGAAATGCGCGGTCTTGTAAAATTAGGAGCAGTCACTGATGTATAAATATCTCCACCATATCAGCGACTTTATGGTTGCTACAGCGCACCTTAGCCCAGTTGAAGAGTGCTTTTATCGCCGTGCTCTCGATTTTTATTATTTGAATGAAAAACCATTACCCAAAGAAACCCAGTCGGTTTTTCGTCGGTTACGTGCAAATACCCAAGAAGAAAGGGATGCAGTATTAATTGTGCTGCAAGAGTTTTTTGTGGAAGAGGAAGACGGGTTTCACAACAAACGTTGTGATTCAGAAATCGCCGCTTATCAAAAAGTAGGGGATAAAAATCGTGAAAATGGTAAGAAAGGTGGGCGTCCACGTAAGGAAAAACCAAAAGAAAACCAAAGTGAAGGCGACTCGGTTAATTATGAAAACCCACAAAAACCCAGTGGGTTAATTTTGGGTTCTGAAAGTGAAAGCCAAAAAAACCTTAACCATAAACCGTTAACCGATAACCAATATATAGATAGTAGTAGTAATGCGCGTGAAGAAAATTCGCAATTAACCCCAATTCAATTTGCTCAGTATCAGATCGATGATCACAAGCGTTACTCAATGCGTGAATTCATTTCTGAATACTCAGAGTTTCAATACGATTTCATCTCACTTGCTCAACAAAGATTTGTTTCTGTACCTGAAATCGACTTGAGAACCATGATTCAAAATTTCGGTGACTGGTACTTTGCAAACGAATCAAGTTCGTTGAATACACCAAGCATCTGGTTGGTTAAGTGGTTCTCTTGGGTTCAAAACAACGAGAAACAAGTTGCTGCTAACCGCAAGAAACAAGAGCAAATCACTTCAACCGGTCAAAAACCACAAGAGCCGGGTTACTTCGCCAATCTTTTTGAGGAACAAAGCGAATCTCAAATTTTGGATGTAACCCCGGCAAAAAAGTTTCCAATGATTGAGGAGGTAGGTCATGCATGAGATTACCTTGAACGAAGTGCGTCAATTAATCGCTTCTCTTCGCACTGTTTACGCTGCTCAGTTCAATAAGCAATTTCCAGCAACAGGCGAAAGTGCAATTCCTCTGTCAGTGGTTGAGCAAATCGCACTTAAAACACTGGTTGGCGTTCAACAAAACCAATTTAACAACGCACTTGCTCGATTACTTACAGCAGGTGGGCGTTTTATGCCGTCATTTGCTGAATTTCGCACCTGGTGTATCGGTGAAAGTTGGATGTCTCCAGAGGAAGCTTGGTCACGTGCATGTAAGTTTACGACTGACCGTACCGTGGTTATTACACAAATTACAAAATATGCATTAGACGAAGTGATGTATTTGATCGAAGCCGGCCAAATGCGAGCAGCTCAAGATAATTTCTTCGGGACCTACAACGTGATGGTTGCTAAAGCTCAGTTAAAAGGCCGTCAGCAAGAGTTTTACACTCCACCGCTACAACTAGAGCATAAAGAACCTGAACACACCCCAGTAAGCAATGACGAAGCGCAAAAGCATCTCAAATCTTTGATGGAAAGGTTAAGGATTAATGGCCGTAAACCAGCACCAGTACAAAAACTTCAGGCAAAAGAAAAAGAGCCTGAACTTGCAAAAGAATTAGGTCCAGATCCTTTCGATAATCCACATGAATATGCAGAGATGTGCCGCCGTGAAGGTATGCCGATTCCTAGAAATATTCTTCAGCTAATTGAAGGGGCGAATGTATGAGCCATTTCCAAGATAAGCATGTGATTCATGTTGATGAACAAAATCAAGTTATCAAGTTCACACGTAGAAATGAGATTGTGGAGTGTGATCACGGGCGTATTCAAATATCAAAGGAAGATAATGAGATCCTTTGTATGGACTGCAAAACAAAACTTAATCCAGTTTTATGGATTGCCAAATATTTAGACCAATTGAATCAAGTCACCCAACGTAATAACAGAATGCTGGCAGAGGTCCGTGAAATACAGGCAAAGCTTGAAAAGAAAAATAAGTTTATGTGCAAACACTGCCATGAAGTAAACACTATTGATTTTAAGAAGCTTCCTTCACAAGCAGCTGTAGTGCGCGGTATGGCCGTAATTGATCAAGAGTTTGACGGTATGAAAGTGGAGCATAGCCGATGAAGTTAACTAAACAGCAACGTGCTGAGCTAAAACAAAAGTTTGGTGGACATTGCGCTTACTGTGGTGAGTTGCTTGGCGATAAGTGGCATGCAGACCATATCGAAGCAGTGAAGCGAGATTTAATTCATGTGGGTGGTGGAAAGTTAATTACGGGTGAAATGACTAGACCGCAAAACGACACTTTAGAAAACATGAACCCTGCATGTGTTCCTTGCAATACAAACAAATCGTCTATGCCGCTGGAAGGGTGGCGAAAGATGCTTACACATTATCGTGATGTGCAGTTATTGCGTGATAGCACACATGCTCGTCATTTACTTCGTTTCGGTTTGATTGAAATTAAGACAAAACCTGTGACGTTCTTCTTTGAGAATTATAAAGGAGCCAGTCATGAGTGAGTTTGAGGGTAAATCTGGAAAGTGGGCTTGGGAGATTCAAAAAGAACAACAAGCGAATTTAGATGAGCTAAGAAGTTCAATTGAAAACCTAGTTCAAAATTATAAGCACGATGCCCATGCTTCAAGCCTTTTTGGCGATCAAGATAAAGTACGAGTTTATAACTGCTTTGCTAATCAGTTGGAAAATTTGCTGAAAGGTGGTGCTTGATGTCATCAGTCAGCATTGCTGAATACCGCAAGTTATTTCCGATAAAGAAAAATAAAAAGCGGCGTTCAGCAAAGCAAGTTGCCAGACAACCAAGTGTGGGTGAAATGGTTCTGGCAACGCATTTAAGAGCATGCAAGATCGGTTTTGAACAGGAATATAAGTTCCATCCTGAACGCAAATGGAGAGCAGATTTTTTAATAAAGGGTACAAAGATTTTGATTGAGGTAGAAGGCGGGATCTGGAGCGGAGGCCGTCACACAAGAGGCAAGGGCTATTTAGGGGATATGGAGAAATACAACTCCGCAGCAATGATGGGTTTTACAGTTTTACGGTTCAGTACAGAGCAAGTGAAAGCAGGCGTGGCGATTAAACAAATTGAGCAATTGGTAGGTGAAAAATGAGTGCAGTTTTAAAAACCCAACAAATGGATTGGTCTAAATATACTATTGACGGTTGGTTAGAGCAGTTTGGCGCATGGTGTGAAACAGTTAGAATGAAAGGGGGTGATTTGCCAGATGGGCTTCATATCAATCAAATTTACTGGTTGATGCGTGAAGCTGGCAAAGAAGTACAAAAAAGTAAATCTTATATTCGATGTGAGATCAGTGATTATGAGGCGGATCAAATTCAAGCACTTTTACGAAGTCTATTAAATTCTGATAAAACAGATTTTACAACTAAGTTTGCATTAATTTGTTTAATTAAAAATAAGGTTGAAAATAAAGGATTGTTGAAGGTTGCTCAAGAAACAAACCAATCTAAAGCTCAGGTCGCAATTATGGTGAGTTGCGCTAGATTTTATTTATTAGGTCATGATAAAAGATTAAGACAAAATGGAGGTTCAAATGAAAACATACACTGTAAAACTATATGAAGGCGTTAGTCGGGAGAAAGTTAATGAAACTTTGAAATACTACCCTGATTATTTTGGTAAAATATCAATAATTACAAATGTAATTAATAATAAATTGCAATTAACACTAAAAGCATTTGAAGGAATCGACGTTATAACTGCCAATGATCTAATGATTAAAATCGTTGAACGTTTAAAAGCTTCTCAATTAGTAGAAAAGCATAATTTAGACTTGTTGACTGTCTAGACGCTTTATGGCATATTTTTGATATAGTGGACAAAGTTATAAGCGTTGCACCAATTTGTTTTAAAAGCTCACTTAATCGTGGGCTTTTAATTAGGATTTGAAAAAACATGAAATTTATCGTATATTAAACTTACTATATGATGTCTATTTCCATTATAGTGTTTTTCAGTTGAAAAGCTTAGTCCGTACTTTCCCCAAGGTACGGATTTTTTTTATTTTTTGCTATATAGTCCAGGCTGGTAAAAATGAATATCTGTGTTGGTGGTGAATTAGATGGGCAAGTGATCGAAAAAGAAGGCAGATTACTTAAGGCTTCTGACATTGATCCATCATTCAAAACTGAGTACTACAAGCAAGTTTTTAACCGTGACAACATTAATTATCATTTTTGGCTACCAATAGGGTCCAACTTGCATGAAATGTCAAAGCGAGTTTTGGATATTTTGAGAGCATCAAAAAATTAAGCTTAAAGTATATTGTAAATACATCTTCTAACTTGTATGATATGTCACAAATACTGCGCTGAAAGTTTTTTGTTTTTTGACCCGTTTCTTTTTAGAAGCGGGTTTTTTAATTTTTCTTTATGTATTTAAATTAGATGAAAGTATATGTTGCTTTTATTAGGTAGCTTATTGTTTACTTCGCATTAAAATTATTCTTTCTAAGAAGTTAATAAAATGAAAAATTATTTAATAGGGTTAGTTATTACTTTGGGTATTAGTGGATGTGTATCTATACCGTCCATAGACTTTTCGCAGCAAAAAGTTGAAAGGTTTAATCCAGTTAAAAATTGGATTAGTGTTGATACCGCTCCAGTCAAGGATATGCCAAATGGCAAAGAAATCTTTAAATTGAAAGGGGGAAGTGAAGTTTATGTATTCTGGTACCAAGATGAATGGGCGTTATTAAATCCAAATATGGATAGACAACAATGGATTGATACTAAATATTTGTGCAGTTTTGCTGGTTGTTATACTCCACCAGTCACCTATAGATATTCAAAAGGGAGTTTTGATAACAGGCAGCCTGTTTACTCAACTCCTCAAAGAGAATCAAAAGGCTATAATAATACTAGAACTAGAAGTTCTGCTACTACACGGACTCCAAGAAGTTATAGTAAAACGACTAATAACTCTTGTTACTGCACATCTGGAACTTATTGTGTTGGGCCTAGAGGTGGACATTACTGCCTTAATAGCACAGGTTCAAAAAGATATCTTCCACGATAAACTGTATAAGCTTTAAGAAGCTCTGCTAAATATCGATTATTGGCGGGGCTATTTAATTGTTAAGTATTTCTGTAAGATCTGAGTGTTGCTTTAAACAACAATAAACCTTAATGATCAGCGCAAAAGTCATAAGGGGAAAGCCTACTTGAAAGAGTAGGCTTTTTTTATGAGAAATCATTCAAGTTCAAGTTGATTGTCATCCTTAGTAACTTTTATTTTTAATTTTTTGTATTTGCGTTTGTTTGGATCTAAAGCGGAGTTTGATACTTCATCGGCAAATTTAGGATTCTGCATTAATTTGTAATAGGTTTTATACCCAATACGAATTCTAGTTGGTGGGCAGTCAGTTCTTTTTGAGTAATATTCAATCTGCGAATTTAATTCGTCTAAAAGTGTTTGGTGTTCCATTGTGTTATTGATTTTGGCAGTTAGGTAAACTAAGGATACTGTAATTTACAAAATCAAGCAGAAGTAATTGATACACATTGTGTTTATTGGTTGTAATGGTTAGTGCATTAATAAGATTAAATGTGACTTATTTAACAAAAAAAAGTGTTGAGTGAAATTTAATCAAAATGTCACATGGCTGGTTTAAATTATATTTATAAAAATAAAAATGATAGAAGATTGCAACGGACAATAACTATGCAAGCATGATTCTCAAACGATTGAATTAAGCTGACTCTAACAAGTTGGCTTTTTTTTAGCTATCGATTTTTAAATGTGCTAGCCGGGAAATACGGCAAAGCCTCACTATTGATTAGTGGGGGCTTTTTCTTTTTGTGTTAAGCTGATCTCCATAATTTTATGGATTAGTACAATGTTTATTTGCGTTGATGGTGAGCTCAATGGGCAAGTGATAGAAAAAAGGGGTGTTAAGAACAAAGATGTGTATAAATATTAGTAAATTATAAAATTATTAAATAAATTCAAATATTTAAATTAAAAATAAGTGATAAAACTTTAACAATATTTACGTACGTGATGAATTTAGTAACTCAAATAAACATTATTTTAGACGGATAATTATAAAAAACGGAGTACAAATGTCATGAATAAGAATGTAGAGCTAATAAATTACATTGATGTAGCTGAGACAGTTTACGAACGGGTATATGAAAATAATAAAATTTCAAATAATTTGATTGTTAATCTAAATCGCATTATGGCTGAGATAAAGAATCAAGCTGCAGAAAAAAGACTCAAATTGAAGTACAGCTCAATAGACTTTGAACATTGTTTAAGTTTGCCTTTAGCTGATCGCAAAATAAAAGTAGATTTAAGCCTTATACCTCATTTTGAAGATCGTGAAGAAAGTATTTTGTGGTTAACTAACTTTATTGGAAAAATTTGTGTGCCCAGAAAGATGCAAAGACAGAAAAAAAATCTTCATTAAGTACCTGTGAATTTTAGATGAACCGCCCTTAAAGCGGTTTTTTATTGCTAGTAGAATATTTAAGGTATCTTTTCTAATAGGCACATACTATTGAAGTGTATTTTATTTATTTTTTAGATTGAAAAGATTGCTATTTAAGTAATTTAAATATAAAAATCTTTATTGATTGAGAGTAGTTGTTATACAGGATATTTATAAGGATTTTAAAATGACAATTATCACATTGCTCGATGTTAAGACGAAGAAGAAGGTGATAGTTCGGTCCGTAATAGACCCAATAGCAAGAATAGACAAAAAAGGGAATATACAAATTATTCAAATTCATAAATGGCTATATGATGAATCTGGAGATTTCGTTGATGAAGACTTATATGAGGCACTCAACAATGGAGAAGTTGGAATATACATAACTTTGCAGTATATGATCATTAATATTGAAAATTAA